TTGTTTTTGGCGCTGCTCTGGTTACTGCTCGTTATGATGCCTGTTAGCATGCTTAGCCCTTGCATGAGGTATGGCATAAAGCTTAATAACGTCTCCATTCAAAAATAGCCCCGCTTTTGCGGGGCTTCCTCCTTCCTTAAATTCTTTCGATGCCGGGAATGCTGTAAATAGGCATTTCGCGGTACCACTGTTCGTTGAAATAGAAGTCACATAAGAACTGGTGTGACTTGGCGCTTGTTACTGCAATCGTTCGGTCAATGTTCTCGGTGCCTTCCTGAATCCACTCTGCCGAGAGACGCGGAAGCGCGTTATAATCGTCTGCATAGTGCCATGCGTCCAAACTGGTTTGATAGTTCGATCGCATTTCTCCGGTTACGTAGGAAGGTTTGTAGCGGTAATCTGCCCATGCCTCTTGATAGCCGAAAATTTCGTTATCTTCGTCCGTGCCTTGTGTATAGATTTCACGGTTATACACTGGCTGTTCGCCCAGCGCTGCCAAACGCGGGTCGTAGTATGTGAACCGTCCGCCACGTGTCCACTTGGTTGCAAGTCCCTGCTGGTAGCTGTGTTCTACTCGTACCACTGCCAGACCGATGATATAGCCGTATTCGGTCGCTGCATAGTCAACCATCTCTTTACTGCATGTGGTCAGACTGTATGCTGCTGTATTGCCCAGTGCCTGCCCGGTTTTCTCGTCCGTCTGGCTCGTCTGTACGACCTGATTAACGTTAATGGCGATACGCTGCCCGCCGATGTATTCAGGAATCTGCAGTCGGCTGTCCGGACTTGTCACGCCCCACGTGCCGGAAAGGAACTCGCGATAGCGAGTGCCGTTTCTCGCATCAGTTTCAAAAATGTGCTGCAAGGCAATTGCCATGCGCAAATCTTGAATGCTGATTGCGTTTACTCCGCTGAGGTCTGTGCCTAGGAATTTCATCTGAATTTGTTCTTCATCTTTTCCAGTTACTCCCATTACGTTTCCAAAGTTCTGCATACTGCCGTTTGTAGTTAGCGTCAGTTGAACTGAGCTTGCTGTTTGAGTTGTCAACTCTGCATTGTTATACATTTTTACTGGTGCATTGCCTGTTAGGCCGATTTCCACAGGGTCATTTTTTAGCGGCTTTGGCAAGCAGCTGGTGAAGTAGTCGTGGAACTTGCCCGCTTTTGCGGGTTTCGTTGCGTATATTGCACCCTCTGATGCGATTGCAGTAAATTCTGGTTTATTGGCGTATTTTTCTTTGTCTGCATCTGGGTCTGATGACCTTCCTCCATCGTCAGTTTTATTGTATCCTACCATTATTGGTGCTTCAAGGTTTTCATCTCGAAACCACTCGTTATAGATCATCGCATAGGCGCGCGCTGGGAGTGCGTTTACTTCTATCGGTACATTTGTCGGGATTCCAAAGTAATCTCCGATTGATCCGCTTTTAATGCCGTTGCCTTTGATTTTGGTTTTCGGTGTGGAATATTCGGTCTTTTCTGCCCAATAATCGGTATCGTTCTCGCCGAACATATTTTCCCAGTGTTCCCACAGCAGACGGCACGGAACAAAGAAGAAATATGTATCCATGTACGCGTTATCCATCACTGGATAGATTGGCGTACTCATACGAATAAGGCCGTTAAGCTGTACTCGCGCGGTATCACCCGGAAGCACTTCGTCGCAGTAGATGGGCACTAAATCACCTTCATTGATGGTCGTCAACAGCTGGTGACTTCGGTCAAATTTGCTTCGTGGTCGCTCCATCCGTGGCACTTGCGCGAAATGGTTTTCACTGTTTCTGTTCACTCTTACTTCTCCCTTTTTTGTTCATTTTTTCTCTTCATCTCTCTGATCAGGCTCTTCTGTGTTGTCCGTTTTCGTCATTTTGCCCAATTTTTCTTCTGGCTTCGGCTGTTCGGTCTGCTGCATCTGTTTCAGCTGTTCCATTGTTTCGGCTGCTGCCTCGGCCTTTTCGTGCATCGTCATGATATCCTTCGGCAGATTTTCAAGGTCTGTTCCTTCGGTGTATATCACGCTTTTTGCCTTGATGCTGGTGTCTCCCGCTTCCAGCCGTGCGATTGCGCTTGCAAGGTCGTAGCCCTCGCCCGCTCTCTGGATTTTTTCGTATGTGTTCTCATCCGGCTGCTCGATGTAGTTGGTTGTGCCGTTCGGTTGTTTAACCGCTTTCCACGTTGGCGCGGTCTTGCTGCCCGGATTGTTTACCACTCTCTCGGTCGGTAGCCCGTAGTACCTTACCAGTGCTTCAGGATTTAACATTGGTCGTCTCCTTCAGGTCGATGAGTCGTGCGATGTGTTCAGGCATTGCTTCGCTCATGTGGCCGTTTTCGGTGTCGAATTCGCCCAGTTCTACGAGTGAAATATCTTCGATTTCGCTTTGTTTGCTTTCGTTGGCCTTCCATCGTGCCGTCCGGACCGCCTGTGCCCGGTTGTTCTGCAGAAACGGCTGTGAGTAGCCATTGGTCAGCGCATCGTGGAATGAATAGAATACCAGTTTCATTTTTTTCTCCTTTACTCTTTGTCTTTGTTTGCGTCCTTTAGTGCGTGGTAGATTTCATCGAGCTTATCAAGAATGCTCATCATCAGTGCAATCGCTTCCTTAACGTCCTTGATCTTGATCAATGCCATTAAGTTACCTCCTTTCTTTGGTTTGTATTGCTTACAGTCGGATTCCGCCGCGTGAGATCTTCGGTCTTACGTTGATATTCTTTACCCGCTTTGCAGTCTGGGTAAAGCGCTTCTGGTCGCCTTGACCTGCTCCGCTTCTGTGTGCCATTTTTACACCCCCTTTCTGTATTTTTCATTTCGTGTGTCGAAATGTACCCAGTTGTTATATACGATGATACCGCCGCTGTTCGGCACGATACTGTTTAGCACTTTTGCAAGTTCTTTTGGCGTCACTCCGTTCGCTCTGATGTCTGCCGCCATGCCTCTCGTATGGTAGCTGTATTTTGCTCCTCCTACTTTTTCGTTGTGGCTTATTGTGCGGTATCCGCTTGTGATTACAATTGGCTTATTGATTTTTTTTCTTGCGATTTCTAGAATGACCGCCAAATAATCGTCAACGAATACGATTGGCGTCCCGTCTTTGCACGCAAATTCTTTTACTTTGAAGTGGTCTGTGATTTTTTCGTTTCCTTGTTCTTTTGCTAGATATGCTTTGATTTCCATGTCCTTTGTTCCTTTCGTCCTCTGCAATTCACATTGCGTTATAAACATTTTATCATTTGTCAAGTGGTTTTGCAATAATTTTAACCAAATTGTAATATTTTTTGTCCTTTGTTTTGAATGGCGCTTTAGCGCCCTGCCGTGTGGAGCGCATGCGGAACTCGGCTTAATAAATTCTTCCTTTTTAGCGCTGTGCGCGTCAAACTTTTGGTTCACGCCACTTTTGCTTTAGCTTGTCCTTTTCTTTCTGAATGTTTAGATAGGTTTCATAATCCACGCTGGTGCTCTGTTCGAGATTGATCAAACTTTGTATTGCACTGCGTCTGCGTCTTGCTCTAACCTCTCTCAGCTCGTCAGAGTGTGCCTTAAAATAGCTTTCAGTCTCTTGGCTGGTATCCTTATCAAGTATTTTGTCAAAATAGCGTGGTGGCCTTTTCTCGTGCCCTCCTGCGCATATGATGCTATCTGTTTTCAAGATTTCATCTTTGTGTTCGTTCAGATACTTTTCGCCGATGCCTTTCGACATGATTCGGAACTCTGGCTCTCTGCCTTCCATCCAGTATTTTGCCGCTTGCTCTGCCCCTATGGCTTTTTTGTTGACGTATTGTGCCACGTATGCAAAGCTCCCCGGCTGTGCTGGTGAAAAGTCTATCATGCCTTTGCCCCAGATTTTTTGTAGCCACTCGCTTTTGAAATAGCTGTTGCCTTTTTGGTTTTTATACCATTGCGCATCCGGTGGTTTCAGTCCAAATACTATTGCGTGATAGTGTGGTCTTTTTGTTCTGTCACCATATTCAGCTGCTAGAAAGTATTTTATTGGCTTTTTGTATGCTTTTCGTAGCCGCTTTATAAATAGCTGCACGTCTCGTTTGCTTACTGTCTGGCTTTGAATGCTTCTGTAGCCTTTGAGGATCTCGCCGTATGGGATATGTTCATCGTCATATGTTAGTGTTAGGAAAATTACATCGTCCCATTCTTTGGCTTCTAGTTCTATTCTGGTTGCCCATTGGTCAGCCATCTGTTTGCGGCAGTACTCGCACTTACCACATGGTAATAATGCGAATTTTCCTTTTTTGATTCCGTCCATGATGTCCGTTTGCAGTCCTTGCTTGGATAGGTTTTCCAGACTTCCCCACAGCTGTGGTTTTTTCGTGTCCATCTGAAATACTAATGGTTTTGTACATGGCATTTTTGTTACCGGCACAAGCCTCCTTGTCTATCTTGTGCCGGTTGACACCTCGCTTCCTTTTAATATTAACTTGTTGTAGTCGTAGTAGTAGTAGCGTGGAAACTGTTGAAAACTCGTTTTTTTAACGTTACTGCGTTTATTTATTGCCTTTTTGCCTGTTGAAAACTTTGTTGAAAACTTGTTGAATTGTTGAAAGTTCGTCATTATGACGAAAACCTTTGTGCAACTTTATGTTGAAAACCTGTGGAAAGTGTTGAAAACTCAAGTTTTCCACATTCTCTATTTTTTGGATTATTGTTACTAAAAAAGGGGGATGTTTTGCCATCCCCCTCCTTTTCTTAGTTTCCTTTGTATGCGTTGAATGTGTCCATGTTTGGCATGATTGGCACTCTTTGGTTGTACTTTTTGAAGTTTCCTGCTGTGTCTTTGGCTGCTTTGCCAGCCTTTTTTGCTGCGTCTTTGGCTGCTTTACCAGCTCCTGCAAGGCCTGCACCTAACTTGCTAGCTGCATAGGTGTACTGTTGCGCCTGTTTTGCGCTTGAGGTTGCTAGCTCGCTCGCTGCCTGTTCCCAGCTTTTCGCACTCTTAAGTTGTTTTGCGCTGGTGGCCTGTTTTGCTAGCTGTAAGTATTTGTCTGCTAGCTCTGCCGTGTTGTTGCCGTATTCGTACATCGCGGATACGCTTGCAGCCTGTGCGCTCTGCTGGTTATAACGTTGGCTTCCAATACTTGCAGATGCTCCCGATGGTGCGCTTGTTGCGCCGTTGGTCGCTGCTAGAATAGGATTGATGCCCGCTGCGATCATGTCCTTTACGGTATCCTGATAGGCTGTTCCGCGCATTTCCTTTTGGAATGCTCGTTCTGCTGCTGCTTCTGCGCTGTTGTATTTCTTTGCGCTTGCTTGGCTTCCAGCATTTGCGAGGTTGCTTAGTAGTCCGCTTATCATTTGTAGTGCGTTTGCGGTGTTTACACTGCTCTGGTTGCCAAATGTGGCAATACCTGTTGGCGTGCTTATTTGCGTTGAACCTATCTGTTGTGGTCCTGTTACGCTGCCTGTCGTGGCCTCGCTGCCTGTCGTGGTTTCGTTGCCTGATGCTTGGTTGTTTTTGGCGCTGCTCTGGTTACTGCTCGTTATGATGCCTGTTAGCATGCTTACGCCACGAGCGTGGCGCGCTTGCTCTTGAGCTTTTTCGCCGCCCACTCACCATAA